TGAGTATGTTGCACCAGATAGACTGTAATCAACTCCACCAGTTAATCTGTAGTAGAATGTTGCGTTATTTACAGAACCTACAGTTTTAAATGTGCCAGGATAATCTGTAGTACCATCAGCAGAACGTAGTAAGTTAAACTGTCTATTGCTTGATGCCTGTCCCCAGTTACCTGCAGATGCAGATGCTGTTGCACTAAAGAATGTTGTCTCGTGCTCTGCCCAGTATAGATATTCTGATTTTGCTTTTAGAACGTTTGGATAGTAGTTAGTCTCACCAACAGATGTCTTAGCATCAGTTGCTTTAGAAAGACCAACAAATCTTTCAAGTAGAGCACCAGGTGTTCCACTGATAAGTCCATCAACATCAAGAACTAAAACGTGAACCTCATCTCTATGTCCACCTTGCTGTGTAGCATAAAGTGAAGTGCCAGGACGAGGAGCAACGTTAATCCATTTAACGCCAGGTAGATACTCACGCTCTGAATACTCATCTCTTACTTCACTAATAGCAAATGCAGTTGAGTTAGTATCTGAGATTGAATCAGCAGCAGCAAATTCAATGCTATCTTTGTTTAATGCAACGTATACACGACGCTCAATACCACCAGTTGAGATAACTGCAGTATTAGATGTATTCTGTGTTAATGTCTGACCATCTGCAATGATACCAGTAACACCACCAGAAGGAATTCCAATTTCAATTTTTTTGTTTGTTGCGTCTACTGCAAGAACATTAACAGTTTGTGCAGAACCACCAATAGAGATTGTTGCGGTTGAACCTGCAACGATTGTTCCTACAAAAGAGTCAACAGTTAATACGATACTATACTTGAAGATTTTACCAGCAGCACCAGATGTTGCACTAACTGCTTCATCAGCAACGAACTCAGGATCGTTACCAGATCCAGGTGCAGGTACTACTGCAATTTGATCAGGACCAGCGTCTGTAGTGAATACAGCAATAGAATTACCTTTGGCACCAGGTGTTCTTGCTGCCCACTTGAATGAGTTACTTGCATTCTCAAAGCTGGTTTCGTAGTTTAGTAAATTCTTGATTAATGGGGGAGTTCCAGAATCTGTTGCGTTTTTTAAACTTGAAGATGTTACGCGAATTGTTTTTAATGATCCTCCGTAAGACAAAAACTGAGCAGCAGTATACCAGTACTCGTAATTGTAATCGTTTGGTTTTCCAAAAACGTCTGCAAGTTCTCTCTCCGAAGAAATGTCTACAATTTCTTCAACAGGTCCCAACTCAAATGGTGCTGCAATAACACCAACGTTCGCACTCGCTACGGTTGTTACTGTAGTTAAATCTCTTTCTTGAAAAACTACACCAGGCGAGGATTGATTGACTGCCATGTTTAATGTCTCCTAGTATGTGCCAGTATCGGTTGTCTAAGATTATTTATATTTTTGAAACGTCACCTAAACTCCCACATGTATGACTTGTCTCCGTACTCCGCGACTTTCCACACATCTCCCTGTGCATCTTTGATATAATCCTCTTCTAAACCATCGGAAACAAAACCAAATGGAGCCATGTCTTGTTCGATAGCATCTCTCTGATCATCATAGATTCTTTGCCTTACATCATTGTCATGCATCTCTTTAAAGTAAGGTTGCATTGCCATCCATGAGAAAATAACCAAACACATTGCTAGGTCATCATTACATCCTTCTTCTGCAGCGAATGATTGACCTTTCTGAATGAATGTAGTTAGTTCCGCAATGGTATCGTAATCATTAATTATTAATTTATCCTCTTCTATTAATGCTTTTAGGTTAGAACATCCAACTTGTTTTGCTGCTGTAGACATTTTTATACCAAGTTGTGTCTTTTTACCAGAGAATCCTTGTCCTAATTGTTGACCTGCACGACCTCTCATAGAACACATGAGTAAATTTTCATATTCTAAGTCATACTGAATAATATCTGCAACCTGACCTCCAATATCATTTACTTCGCATAAAACATAAGCATTATTATAGTTCTTTGCTACATCTACAACTACATTTGGAAATACAATAGGTTTAATTTCATTGTTTCTATACCTAGCAACCATCTTATAAGGTAGTGTTGTGGTATCCATCACAGTAAATGCAGAATAATCATTACCGATTCCACGAGACACATCCACAGTAACGATATAATTATGATTCTCTTCTTTATTTTCAAAGACTGCTAGACCTCTACTCTCTTTTAAAGGATCATGATATGGCATAATCCTTAACTTACTAGGACTTATCAATGTATCAACAGATCCTAAGAACTCACACTCAAACTCAACTCTAAACTGTTGTTCTGATGTGTTTTTAATTGTTTGTTCTTTCCATACATCATCTCTACCTGGTACTTCAGACCAATGAACTTCAGTTGGGACGTATTCATTAGTTCCACGCTCTGCATCATGCCAGAGTTTGTAGAACATATTCATTCCGTGAGGAGTAGATATGATAATAACTTTTGTAGATTTACCTGAGGAAATAGTTGGATAGACAGAACTAAAAAACTGATCAGCGATATGATTCGGAATGAAAGCGAATTCATCCAAAAATATAATATTAAATGACATACCCCTGACAGCAGAAGCGGAAGTAGAAGCAGCCATGATTTTACTGCCGTTTTCAAGTTCCAGAGAACCTCTGTTCCATTGGAGGATTCCTTGTTGGAGGTATTTGGGGAGGTTTTCATATGATAATTGTAAACGCTGTAGCATTTCTCTAGCAGTTGCTGCTTTGTTTGCAAGAATTGCTACATTAACATTAGGGTTGAATAAAACATACCATAATAGATATGACGTTACAATAGTGGATTTACCAGACTGTCTTGGTAACTTAGCAATATTAAATCTATGTGAATGAAACTTAGATACCATCTCCTCTTGGAAATGATACATGTCAAATGGAATCAAACCCTTATCTAGTGATACGATTTGAATATAATTTTTGATAAAATATACAGGATCTTCAGAGCACTTCAATACCTCCTTTACTTGTTTCTTAGTAAATCTCTGAGAAACATTTGCTTTTTTTAAATTAGGATTACCTAAGTATTGCTCAGTGCTTGCCATTTTGGTTTGTCAAATAAAACGTCATTGATGTAGTCTTCAGCCCATTCGGGGTCGAACCATTGACTGAGAACTGCTTTAGTCTTTGTATTTTTTCTTTGTGACGTGCAGTACCAGCATTGGTCATCAATCCTCTTCATAGTATTTATCCATTGCATATCAAAGACTGCATTCTCTACTATACCTCTATAGAGGTGAAGTGATTCTTTTATCATATTCAAATACATATATTTTTCTTCTTCAGTTTTGATACGAACAAACTTACATCCTTCTGAAAAGATCTCACCCCATAAAGGCAGGTTTCTATTTTCTGTGAATTTATATCTAAATGATATATCTTTGAATAGTTCTATTAATCTCTCAGTTCCAAATACAGGAGTTATATCTATGATTGCTGCAGTAATTACTTTTGGTGTCTCTACAATATCAGCACCAAAAATGGGTATCGGATAATCTACCGAAGGATACAATACACAATGCATCACTTCAATGTTATCCGTATACCCAGTTTCTAAATGCATCTTTCTGAGTTTTTTACTCTGATGCATTTCATTCATAATGAATACCTTATCATTCTCTACGATAGGGTATTTGTTTTCCGTGGGCATTACGCCTGGAAAACTTCTTAATTCTTTTCTAATGTAATTAGATACTTCAGCCGTCAGACTTGTCACTTTTTTTCATAAAATACTTTTGAATAACTTCAATTTGATCTTGATACTTCGCGATCATGTTTAGTTCTTCTTCGATTGCTTCTACAACATTTGAATGCTCACCAATACCAACAGGATTTGAAAGATAAATCTCAACATTGGCTTTATGTTTAGCGATATCTCCTTGTGCATGTGCTAGTAATGCTTTAAGTAGTTGTTCTCTCATTTAACCCTCCAATAATGTACCGAACGATCTTCTTATTTCTCTTAACTCTTCAAAGTCTTTTTTCTTAGTTCCTCCATCGTATGCCCAAGCATACCCTTCGGTAATCATTTGCTCATTAAGGGACACATTTGAGTCCCCGACGTAAAGCCAACCGAGTAAGCGACCATACTTACCGACACCACCAACAAGTTCAGTCCTAATAGACAACTCATCGTCACCAGCGATAGTTGATTCCAATTTTTCTTTGAGCCAATTTGTTGCATCGATTCCAAGTGCCTTCTCCTCCAAGTCACGGGTTCTCTTTTCTGGTGTATCAATACCAGCTACGCGTACGCGTTCTTTTTTATATAGATCAAATCCTAGATCGATTGTAACATCTATAGTGTCACCATCAACTACTCGATTGATCTCCGTGATTCGGAAGTTGTAACAACTCTTCCGACTTGGTGGGGTCATTGCTGCCATCACTCATCTCCATGTAAGCCATACGAAGTATATAGTAGATATACCAAGACACTATTACAAGAAGTATTGCGATCATCCAGACAACTCCCCAGACTACCATTTATTCTTCCTTAATACAATATTCTGCTGCGTGAGGATTATTAAATCCTTCTAAGTCTTCTCTTGCTTGTTTGATAGCGGTGAATGCGTCATCTGCATATTCACAGATTTCATAATGCTGATTATGGTTATCGTGATAACCTACAGTATAATGGGACATGATAGTTTCAACTCCATTTACTCTATTATTTATTTTGGCATGTGGTCTTTCATACCGCCATGGTTACCATCTCCTGGCAATTTGCCGAAAGCAACATATTCGATTGCTTGCATAGAACCTTCAAGTCTAGTCAGATCTCTTTCTAACTTTACATATTCATCATATGCAGATTGAAGTTCTTGTTTTCTCTGAGATAACTGCATAGTACGTTTGGTAAAACGTTGAATCAGTTGTTCAGAAGATTCGGTAGGTTTCATTCCTTTCATGGATCTAAATCTTTTAATTTTTTCTCAACCCAGTGATCTGAGTTATCAATACCTGCTGC